AAGCCCATCTCGGGAATTGGATTAGAGACAGAATCACCAAGAGCTTCAGCAACACCAGTTACCATACCATTAGCAGTTGCAGCTTCAGGAAGAAGTGAATCATTTTCAGCGTGTGCTGCCGCCGCACCAGCAACGGCAAATGCAGTATTCGCTTCGTTGAACAGGGCTTCGGCACCGTCCTGGGCATCATACTTAGCCTTCATCGCAAAGATGAGACCAGTCGGACCAGTCATTGGCTGAACGCCGCAGATGTCATACGCAATAAGGTTAGGCATTGCGCGTCGAACCAGACTAATTAGGACTGGATCGAAATTGCCAATATTTGCTCCAGTTGCGTTTGCCGGTGCATCCTCAGTCAAGAACTGACCTGCACCAGAAGCAGAAGCCTCGCGAAGTGCGGTCTCCTGATTCTCTAGTAGAATGGCGGTACAAGCTCGAATGTGAGGATCTGTGATTGCTCCCAGATCTTCATGGTCGAGGACAGGACCCCATTTTCGTTGTAATTCTTCAGAAAGATACATGTTTTAACTCCTTATGATAACTAGGGTTACATACCCGATTTCTATTACCTATTTATAAAATTAACGCCTTACAGCCGTGACAGTTCTGCTAATTGCATCTGCATACCGGTCAACGCTTGAAGACTTTTTGCCAAGTGATTCACTCAGCAATTCATCGGTGTCCTCTTCTTCCACAAACTTGGGAGCCTGAGGGAAATAACTCTCCTTGAGAGTTGCAATTGCTCTAATGTATTGTTCAGCATCTTCATACTGAACACCTTCGGACAATGATTCTAACTTTTCACGCTCTGTGTCGGCAAGGCCGTCTGCGAGCTGATGAAAAATTTCTTCCTTTTCGTGACCACTAATTGCACTCCTGAGATCAATGTTAGTTTCAATGCTCTCGTTGAGCTTAGCCTCAAGCTCATCAATACGATTTGCGAGTTCATCGACAACATCAACCCTTTCGTCTGGAATTTCAATATAGTGTTCGGTGAAAAGATTCTTTAAGCCTGTGATAAAATCATCAGTAAGCTCAGTCTTAACTCCTCGTTCGACAGCCAGTTCATTTTCCTTCATCCACTCTTCGACCACATAGTTGAGGTAACCGTCTACCTTTTCGGTAAGATTAGCCTCGAATATGGCGCGAGCTTCAGAAATCTCGGATGCGAAATCCTCTTCTAGCTTGTCAATTTCAGAATTAATCTTGGAGACAACTGCTGCCTCAAAAATTATTGCGGCCTTGACCTTGAAGTCTTCGGAAAGCTCTTGATCTTCGTTAGAAAGAAGGGCCTGGACATCATCAGAAATATCAATGTCTTCGGGTGTAATTCTTGCACGAACTTCATGGGCAAGAGCATATGACTCGTCATCAATCTCTTCCTCATCTTCTTTATCATTCTCGACAAGAATTGCATTGAGGATGTCAACATACTTCTCAGACAGTTCATCTTTGTCCATGCTGCGAAGCATGTCGAATACTAGCTTGGCCATTCCAGCCTTAGTCTCGGGAAGTTCAAATGCATCTTCTTCTTGTTCTTCAAGAACCTCTTCGTCCTCGTAGTAATACTCTTCATCTTCGCCCAACTTTTTATTATTGGGAGTAGTCTCTTTCGAGCTACCCTGTGTGGGCTGAGTAGTGTCGCCGCCGGCAACCCTTGGGGCTGGCTCCTTGGCCTTCTTGGTTTGCTTTGAAACCTTTTCGGCGTCCTTGTTTTTGACTTCAGGGTCAGTAGTAACTACCGGAAGAGCGCCCGCCTTGCCTTGTGCCTTGGGAGCTTTGCTCGCAGGAGTAGAACCTTCCTTAGGAAGGCTATCATTTCCTGGAGTTCCAGTTGCGCGTTTTTGGTCGCTACTCCCGCTGATTACTCCTTCGATTAAATCTGTTAGTTCTGACATGTTAAAATACTCCTTTAAGAAAGCAATATATTGAGACTATTCTACTGCTATTTATTATTTCTATAATTTTGAGAGGAAATCTCCGAATATTCGCAACTTTGTTTCTTCTAGCTGCCTTCGATTTTCCTTTTCAATTTCCTTTTTATATTCACTAATATCTCGTTCCTGAATCAGCCCATTATTCCAAACCCACTCCCTACCTTCCATGATACCTTGTACAAAGGCATTGGGAGCAGAAGGATCTGCAACAATATCCGCTGCGGTTGCAAGATGATAATCGTCTTGGACAATTTGCACACCGTCTGTTTTTCCGGGTTTCAATGAACCCATTCCGCGAGACGAAACACCAAGATTTGCACCCTCGTCAATAAGATTCTTGACAATCTTTCCATAAGGAGTGTCCATAATCTTGGCCTTACCGATAAAGTTGTTGTTTCCATCTTCTCGAAGTTCTTTAATCATATGCGACACTCGGTCAAGATTAATTTGAGGGCCGTCTGGATGCCCAAGCTCACCAAATGCGCGATTCTTCTCTACATATTCTTTATTGTATCGCTTGACTTCGTTTCGTAGAATACCAACGGGATAGAATCTTCCGTTCCGATTCTTCTGTTCGGCCTGCATGAAAATTCCAGAAATATAATGTGACTTCTTACCGGTTGATTCATCGACTTCGGTTAGGAATTCTACATTCTCGTTGAGTTCGGTGATTAGTCTCATATTAGATTGCCTTTGGTGATGGGCCTTGCAAGCCCGACTTTGCGCCAATTCGTCCCTGACGGAATGCAAAATCAGCCATCTTTGCAAACCCGGCCTTGTCTTTTGCAACCGTTTGAGCCAACTTGACTTGATTGTTCTTGTTCAATGCACCATGAACTTGAAGAAGAATGCTTGCTGTCGTGGCATCGACTTTCATTGTGGTTCCGTCTTTAAACCTAATAGTAGAAGCCTGATGTTGAGTTACAATCTTCTTTAGCGTATCCATTACATTTTCAACAAGCTCTTGGTCTTCGCGAATAACCTGTTCGGTGTTCAAAGAATATGAACCATCCTTGCGTTTCACATAGATTGGCTTGATAGCTTTGGTAACCATACCTTCCGCAGAACCATCAAGGTTTCGTGTATTCTCGTCTGCATCATCCAATTCTTCATCATCAGACGGAAGAGGAGAATCTACACCTGCGCTCTTGATTTTTTCTTCTCGCTCGGGTTTGTCGTTTTCCCAGACAAGTTGTGGTCTAATGCTTTTAAATGATTTAGCCATCTGTTTTATTCCTCGTCTTCCTCATCCTCTTCATCGTCTTCGTCTTCGTCATCATCCCCATTCTTTTTCTTCTTTGCAAACGGGTTCTTCTTTTTCTTTTTGCCGTTCTTCCCGTTATCTTCTTTTTCTTCTGAGCCATTCTCTTCTTCAGCAGCATCATCATCTTCTTCGTCGTCGTTCTTTTCTCCGAAGAATTCTCCAGCCAGTTCAATTTTCTTTAAGTTAATGGCGTCAGTAATCTTATTCGACAATGCAGCGCCAAGGGAATCCTGCATTTCGTTAGGATTTCCTTCCTTAGCCGATTGAATTGCCTGAGCAATATGTGATTCTGTTTCGTTCATCGTATATTCTCCTCTAACTCTTATTTATAAGAATTGGTAACTTATTATGCATCTTCTTCGGGCTCCTCTTCACCTTCGGCTGGAGCTTCGCTACTGATTTGCTTGTCGATCATTTCAATATCTTCTAAAGAATGTCGAAGAACATTCTTTCGGAGCCATTCTTTAGAAAAGTATTCACCTTTGAATTCTTCCATATCCCGAAGCATTTCAATCCGACTTCGGAGTATTTCAGTTTCCTGAAGCTCAATAAAATGTGTATCCTTCTGCCAATCGAAATAGATATTAGGCTTAAAATCGTTCCAATCTTCTTCTGTTACTACACTCTTTAATCGGAGTTGTGTCTCCAAAAGACTCAAGAATAGTTGACCAAATCTACTTCGCAGTCGAGTAACAAATTTTCCAAATTTAACCTCGTCTCGCGTGATTTCAGCAGAGCGACCAATGTTAAACCCACCCTCTTGTTCTAATCTAGACGCAGGAACATTCATGGCCTTATAGAGCTTCCTTCTGAAATATACAACATCTTCGATTTCACCAAGATTCTGCCCACCAGGAAGTGTCGTGATTTCAGTACCACGCCCACCTTCGCGTCGAGGTAACCAATAATCTTCTAGCATGGTTCGATGTTCACGTTCGTCGCTAATTTCGCCTGTACCTGAATTATATACAAGACGATTCTTGAACTTGACCATGATGTCGCGCAAGTATTGTTCGGCCTTGATCTTAGGAAGATTGCCTACATCAACATAGAAAATTCTTCGTTCGGGTGCGCGAGCAATGCGATAGATGACAACGGCATCTTCTAGCATCTTTAATTGGTTATAGGGTTTGATGGCCTTGTGTAGATGAGAAATAATCATCGACTTTTTGGCATCTAATAAACCACAATGCGTATAGCAAACACTATCTTTGGCAATTTTAATGCCTTGGCCGCCACCCTTTTGATCTAGTCCTCGTTCATTATAAATGAAATATTCTGCTCCGTTTGTTGTCACGGGAATAGTCTGACCATCTCCATCCTTTACGCCAACTTTCTTAAGGTGCTTTACTTTGCGTATTTTTCGGGGGTCAATATAACGAAGCTCTTGAATGCCTTTCTTGGGATTATCAACATCAATGATGATATGATAATACAATCGCCCATCTACATACCATCTACGGAATGTCTCATAACATTGATTCCCAAAATCGAGAAGAGTTAAGATTTCTTTAAACTCGGTTTGAATTTTTGTTTTAATTGAAGATGATTGGTCCAGATGGTCCAGGACAATATCAACCGGACCCTTTCCAATACTAGTAACAATTGCCTCATTGACAATATCATCAACGGCATATTCAGCCTCGGGATACATTACCATTTCACGATAGCGAGTGATTAACTCGGCTTCGTTTTTAACGGCGCCTTCAATATCAAGATAGGTGCCATATGCTCCCGCGATTGGAGAGATTTGTAAGGCACCCTCTAAGTTTTCTTTTTCAGCGAATGATTGAATTTTGGCGGGATTTTCTTCTTCTTCCCGACCAATAGTGAAACCAAATAGTTTAATAGCCATAATCTAAAATCCTATATTTATGAAGTAAAGGTAAATGGTGTGGATAGACATGTTTCTACCCACACCACAACCCTATTTATATATTCACTTAGGACGTAATTCCACCGGCAGTCCAATAATCATACTGCCATGTACATGTAAATTCTTCAAGCGTATCATTTGTTTCCCATGCCAAGTCAAGTGGAGAAAGAGTCGAGGGCCACATATTTACAATAGTTATCATCTTAATCTCGTCGCCAGCCTTTCCATAACGCAGAATGTTAGCTGAGGAATGATAGAGTCTTGGATTAGTTCCTGCTCCACGAGTATTATCTTCATGAGCATTTATAGAATTCATCCAGGTTTGAACTGCGTTGTATACAACAAAATCCTCATCATTAATAACAGTCGTAGTCCACTCTGGGAATGTTCGGTTGCCTGCAAGTTTGATTGTTCTACCAAAATATGGCATCTCAACCATCCCAAGATCTGAACCAGGCAACTGGGTCCCTTTACAAGTAAAGGTCATCTTGGTCCCGGCCCTTCCAGGATTGGCAATTGAGGGGAATGGCATCACCACTTCAAACAGATTGGGGCGAGCCCCTCCGCCTGTCAATTGCGCCCTAATATCGTTTACGTTAAAAGGCATTTAAGTCTCTCCTTGTTTAATCTTTCTTTCTAAAGACTATTTATACTAGAACTTCCCAACAACCTCTTCAAAGTCAACACCCGTTCGGACTGCGACAAAGTTTAGTTGAATGAAGTTAATTGAGCGAGCAGGCTTGATGTAAATATCACCAATAAACTCGTTTCGATCAATTACTTCGCCTGTGTTATTTGTTTCATCACAGACAACCTTGAAATCATAGATGCCTCTTCGCCCTTGTACATCGCGGAGGAAAGGTTCTACCATATTCACAAATTGTGACCGGGTAAATTCATCATTGAACTCAAAGAGTGTGAACTTGGCTGCTGTTGCAATAGCTTTTTCTAGTACAATAAAGAGCCTTCGTACATTGATTCGATCAAATGCGCTAGGCTTGGATTGAAGTGTCTTATCACCGAATAGGATAGTACCTT